AAAATATTAATACTTTATTTTAATACCTCGCTACAATCATCAATAGCTGTCTGAAATACTTGTTTCACTTCGCCAGAAGTTAGCCCATGATCCTCATGTAGCGAGAATCCGGTTACTCCATTTCGCGAAATATTGAAGAAGCCGACAGTCGTTTCATCTTTGACAATCTCGGCAGTAATATCTTTCACCGCTTCGGTACCACAGGTTGACATTCTGTACTTAATCCTGATAGCGTCCGTAACCTTAGTTGTGGCAGTACTGTTAGTTGATGTAATGTTCATTCTTTGTTTCCTCCTTCTATTAAATCATAAATCTGTCCGTATGTCCCTGCGGTTAGATACTCTCCACAAATTTCTTTTAATAGAGCAGCATCTTCCGTTTCAATATCAAGTACCCCACGATTGTTAATAATTTGTTGCAGCATCTTGTACGCTCGTAACTTCTTGAAAGTTTCCATGTTCTTCCGTGGGTTAGAACCAGCTGCATATAATGCCTCTGCAACCAAATCGCGAAGGGATTTCTTACTTTCTTTACCATTCACCAATTCGATAAACTCCCGACCTCTAAAGTCTAGTAAGTTTCTGTTTAAATTTACTTTCATTTCTATTTTATGTATTAGTCATTTCTACCACCATACCTTTTACTATATGTATCTTTTGCTTATAAATCTTTCCTGGAGAATCCAGATTAGTAATCCATACATCGGATAAAACATTCATTACAGCACCGTTCCCGTCCCGTGGAAAGAATCCATTTGCAGAGACATCTCCTAGTACGCTTACATTTCCGTCGAAGAATCCCGCATAGATATAATCGCTTGGATACTTAGGATTATCAGAATGGGAAGAACCATATATAGCCGCACTTCCCCCAAAAGATGCGCCAATAGCAGCTACTCCAAAATTTCCGTCTGTAGCAGCATCAAAGGTCACATTTACAACACCTTCCTTAGCCCTGCCAGAGCCAAGTTTTAAACTGCGCGAAGTCCCTCCGAAATAACTAGAGCGTGTCCAGATAAGACGCCCCTCCTCAAGAGTAAAACCACCAATAAATCCAGAATCAGCATCAATCCTGCGGACCTTTATCAAATCGGTATTCAGATACCCTCCTATGATAATAGTACTTCCAAGTTGTGCTGCTTCTACAGCATCTTTGAATGCTAATCCACCCAAACCGGAACGATCTACTTTTGAATTGATTACTGTCTGCAGATTACTATGAAGTGCTGTGAAGGTAACAGCTCCTTCTAAATTAATTTTAGACGAATGAATTGTAGTTTCTCCGGCTGCCTGGTTAATATAAGATATAAGCGTATTACCGTTTTCCAGCTCTTTAGAAGCATATATCTTATTGCCGTCGGAAGTCGTTATCCACCCGGCAGTATCTATCCTCTGTGTTAAGCTATCGACCCGTGTCACTTGTGCGGAGATTTGAGTATTGAGTACTTTCAAATCAGCTGTACACTCATCGGAATAACTTTTCAGTTTGTCGTGAATAGCTTTGTTTGCTTCTTCAACAGCTGTATTAAAACTAGCGAAAGCAGAGTTGAATAGAGTAAACTTATCATCGACGTTTTTCTTTTCTTCTACAGTCGTTTGTCCGTCTGCAATAGCTGTATTGATTGCAGCCATAAGATTATCAATAGCACCGGATAAAGATACCTTGGCATTAAGTAAGGCTGTTTTTGCAGATCCTTCCAAATAGGTGTTTACATATAGTTTATTATATGTAGCTTCAACGGCAGATTTCGTATTTTTGACTGTATTCAGATATTTTTCAATGGCTTTCGCTTCCGCCTCGTTTATAATGCCGTCGGCAAAAGCACCGTTTACATAGTCATGAAGGCCCTCTACTGAATCGGCTGCATCTTGTGCAGCCTTGGCTGCATTAGCAGCGTCTTCTAAAGCTTGCACAGCCTGTCTTAAAGCTTCATCTGAATAGTCCTTCAATTTATCCTGTATAGCTTTATTGGCGGCTTCAACAGCAGTATTAAAATCAGCATAGGCAGAATTAAAAAAAGTGAATTTACTATCCACGTCTTTCTTTTCTTCCGTTGTCGTGAATCCATCGGAAATTGCGGTATTGATAGCATTAATCAGACTTTCAATACTTCCCATTAAACTAACCTTAGCATTAAGCAAGCCAACTTTTGCGGGGCCGGATAAATAAACATTCGTGTAGAGCTTATTGTAAGTTGCTTCGATAGCTTGTTTAGTGTTGTTGATAGTATTGATATATTTTTCAATAGCTTTTGCCTCTGCTTCGTCAATAAGGCCATCAGCGAAGGCTCCATCTACATAGTTATGCAATCCTTCGACAGAATCAGCAGCGTCCTTGGCCGCTTTAGCTGCGTCCTTTATTTCCTGATGAGCAGCTTCCCATTCAGACAGATTCTCCAATCCGGAGGAACCGGCTTTAATTTGAATATTTCCGCCTATTTCCCCTTTTACCAAATCGAAGTACGTCTTTCCGTCTGGTGATATGATTCGTTCTGTTGTTACTCGTCCCGGCAAGATTTCCGTGAATCCGTACAACTCAACGAAGCTGCGTTCACCTTCATACTCACTGTTTAGGATACCGGTTAGTAAGTGATAATATCCTGCTATCTGTTCCATTTTGATAGCCGTCTCGCTTAGAAGGAATGTTCCGGTCTGATTCTCTTTGCTAACTTTGGCATACAGATAATATTTCTTTGCCGGATCAATAAGTGCCGGGGAACTGTATTCAACCATATCCCAAAATTTGTATTCATCCGCTTTGTGTTCAGACGACACTGTTTTTATTCCTAACGTCATGTGTTGGATAATACCAGCAGGCGAGTGTAGAACTTTTGTGCTGATATTGTAAGTGATGTTATGCGATACTTGTACTGGGACTGCTTTGGATCTGACAAAGCGGAACTGCAAACTTTCATCACCTACGAGTAACTGCATAGTGTGAACAGCTACCGGATCTATGGAAGATGAGAAGTTTAAGAAAGCATCTTCAAGCATAGACATTGTTTCCTTTGCGTCGCGGAACCGTCTTTTAGTAAACTGTAAGGCATCCTTATGCTTAACGTCTACCTCTACTTCATTCGTCTCAATCTTTTCCAGTTCGCTTGTAACAGACGTGCCGACCGGCTCGTTTGACAACTCAATCTCCGGATAATACGGATTGTTGACATAGCGTTTAATTCCGATCATACGGATAAGAGAACCTTTCGGATGAAACTGTGTATCAGAGAAGTTCACATATCCACCCAGTACAATCTTTCCACCTATTTGCAACCAACGTTTTTTCGCCCAAATTCCATCCAAAGTTCCGGTGAAAGTGAATTGTTTGTCTTCATGTTCATACAGGTATTTTGCAGCTTCTTTGAAAGCTTCCCAGCTTGCACCTGTTTGTGTGCTGTCATTACAGATATAAGCCTTCGGCAATTGTATTCCGAACACTGCGTATGTATCACCAGCTTTCGGTCGCCAGACTTCCGGCTCCGGCATAGTAATACCGTCAATTTCCTGCGGAACAATTTCGAAGCGGCGTGCTGCTTTCTGTTCTTTCGCTTCATGGATATACTTCACCTCAAACTCCTTGCCTGTAAGCATACCGGTTTGGAAGACAATTGTCATATTCTCACCTGCTATCAGGCAATCTTCGAAGTTTAAATCTTCAGGTATGTCTTTGTCTATAAAGTCAAAGAAGTTCTTATCCTTATTCACTTCAATCACAGAGCTAACAGTACCGACACGGGAAGGATAAATAGCCGTGCAGTCCAAGCTATCTTCTTTGGCGGTAGTCAGTTCCTTGTCAGCACGCATAACACAAGTCCCGTCCGCGTCTGTTTTATACGTCCGTCCTTCGTAAACAAGGGTCTTAGATTTTGGAAGCAACAGATTCTTAGCTCCGTATGTCGAGTAATCAATATTGCGATCAGAGGTTTCCACGAAGATGATTTCGGGTGGAATATCCCCGGATTCGCGACCAACACCGACCTTAAAGCCATGGCCTTTACCATACGACAGTTTCAAAGGATTCTCCTTGTTATACTCAACTTTACGCAGGTGAACTGTCTTTATATTGTTCTCTTCGGTAATCTGCCATTCTGTTTCATACGTATCTGCTAGCTGATTAAGAGCATCAAGGATATAGGTATGATTATAGTTGATTACTTTCTCAGTTCCCTCGATACAACCACCGACTTTCCACCCGGTATCCCGGCGGTTCAGGTTCTCAACGAGTAGACGTAGGTGTTCATGTGCCTTGGCCGTATATGAGAACTTAATGTTTCTGTCAACGGTATGGAGTACTTTCCACAACATTGTATCAGCTTTAGCAGTCTCAAGGACAAGTATATATTCATAGTTACGTTCACCGTTTTTCTTGAAATTGCTATCTTTCTTCAAAGAATAACGCTTTCCGTAGAAGTCACACCAAGAGCCGACCGGTATTTCCAAGTATCCCGGATGAGAAAAATACAAAGTGAGTGTATCTTCTCCCATGATAGCTTCATAAGAGTAGCTTTCATCCCATACTTCGATTTTTATTTCCTTATCACCATTATATAAAGTTACCATATCTCCTGATTTGAATTATATCATAAAATATAAATGCTTGGATGAAATCACCGGAATCATCTGTTATTGTAAAGGTAAGGAGCTGGGGAATAAATTCAGAGAATAACAGAGCTGAATATACGACATTAAAACTATTGTCGTGAATAAGAGAAATTTAGTGCTAAAACAGTAATTGTTTCACTCATTGTTTGAGCTGTTTTTACTTTAGTTCTCTCGGGACTAAAGCAATCCAATTGACATCACAGACCTTATGGAAAGAGTCAACAAGAGATGGATATGTAAAGTATAGTAATGGTTTGCTTATCCAATGGGGAAACTTAGCTTCTTCATATAGAAATAAAACGATCTATTTACCTATCTCTTTTTTAGACTCTAATTATATTGCAATAGTCGGAGTTAACGATAGTACAGTAGATAGTATATCAGTAGTATCATGTAAGATTAAGAAACAAAATATATCTTCATTTGTCTTAGTTCCGGTTGCGACATGGGGTGCTGATAACTATGTTTATGCTACTGAAGGCATGAATTGGTTTGCTATTGGACGTTGGAAATAAATAAAATAATCATTATGAAGTATTGGAAACAAGGATTCTACGACGAACCCCAGGAAGGTTCGATAGAAATTACAGAAGGGTATTATCAGAAATTGTTAGCAGGACAGTCGGCCGGACTAGAGATATTAGAAAGCAAGAAAGGGTATCCAATTTTGGTAGAACCTCAGTACTCACTTGAGGATGTAATAAAAATAAAGTATCTGAAATACAAGTATTTGACAAATCAGAATGTGTCAACTCTTTTGAATTATCAGGTAGAAGTATGTGGCTAGACAAATCTACACGTGTTGGATTATTTAATTCAATTTCAATTGAGAAACAGATTGGTAAATCAGATACCGTATTGTGGTATGATGCAATAAAGTATATCATTCCCATTCCAGATGCTTTAGCAATGTTAAATGCTTTAGAGCTATATGCATTAAACTGCTACAATGTGACACAATCACACATCGCAGCAGTCAGGTTGTTACAGACTATTGAAGAAATCGAGAACTATGATTATAAGTCAGGCTATCCCGTAAAACTTAGTTTTCTCGGATAACCAACTTTGAAATCATATTCCTTAACAGCTTCTTTCGTATCTAACCGATTGATAATGTTCATATGCCCTTGCGTGATATTGTAGCAAGCGAGGGCATATAATTCTATTTGTTGTAATATACTAACAGCTCTTTCTATTGATAAGGTAAACGCTGTATCACCCAGCCAGATGCTTGTTTCAGACCGACCAGATTCTCTTTCAATATTAATTGAGTTCATAAGCCCTACACGAGTACTCTTATTCAGCCAGCCAAATACTCCGTTTATACTGAACTGATTCACTGCTTCAGATGAATCGAACAATCGTAATTCATCAAGTTTTTGCACTCTGATTTCTTCTATAGAAGCTTCATGCACAACTAAAATCGGACATCCTTTCTTACTTTCAACTATGAGTAATCCGGAAGATTGCCCTGCTAATAACTGATTGTAATATTCTTCTGTAATTTCTACCGAACCCTCTATAGGTTCGTCGTAGAATCCTTGTTTCCAATACTTCATGATATTTGTTTTTAAATTATTTCCAACGACCAATAGCTATCCAAAAGAAATTCCAATTGCTGGGTAATACTCCATTTGAAATATTAGTTGCTGTTATTCCGCTCACAAATGTAGTTCTTGTTTTGTTGTTTACATAAGGCGATAGAATAACTGATTCTGATAAATTTTTGTATTCAGCACAAATTGAAAATGAATAATTAATATCCAAAAAGGACATTGGAAGATAGTAAGTATGATAAGTTGTATATCCTCCTCCTTTTCCCCATTGAATAAGAAGTCCATTCAAATATTTTACATATCCATTTTGTCCTAAATTCTCGCCAGTGATTTGAACTGCCTTAGTTCCGAGAGAACTTTGCGTAATAATGACTACAATTATGATTACCAATTTTCTACTAAAATTATTCATAAATATTTTGATGTTATGATATTTATACTATTTCCACCTACCTATGGCCAGCCAATTCCAAGGTTCTCCTGCTGCTCCACCTTGCTGTACACTAAGGATAACCAGAGAAGATCTATTCTTTATTCTTATTGTTTTTACAACAGCGACTTGAAGGCTTGCATTAGCTGTTATTGTATTAGTTACTACTGTATAATTTGTATCGTAAAATGAGGTATTTAAATATATGGTCTGTGTACCAGCCACAGCAGATGCATATCCCCATTGAATCATTAAGCCGTCTGGCAACTTATAATATCCGTTTTGGGACAGATTTTTTGTTGAAACATTGGAAAAATCTTTCAACGCGGCATTTGTCCCGAGAGTACTTAGTAAAGTTTTCTCCGTATCCGTCATAAATTTTCTCGTAGTACTTTCTTCAACCATTGATGCCGGATGAGAGTAATTATTAGCTCCTGCTGCTATTCCTGTAAGTTTCGTACGTTCTGCATCCGTCATAAAACGATGAGTCGAATCTTCTTCAACCTCCGACGCTGTATGTTTATGAGAACTTTCCGCATAACTACCCTTGGGCTGATAGACTGAATCGTGGTTGTGATTACCTGCTGCCTTACCATTCCAAGTAGACTTTTCTGAATCCGTGACAAATCGATGCGTACTATCTAGGGAAATATCTGTCGCCCCATGTGAATGCGACGAAGCGGCATAATTACCGACGGGCTGATAGACTCCCGTATGATTATGGTTGCCGGCCGCCTTACTATTCCATGTCGTTTTTTCCGAGTCAGTAACAAAACGATGAGTTGAGTCAGGAGTTATCTCGGTTGCTCCATGTGTATGTGAAGACGGGGCATAACTACCCGCAGGCTGATATACTCCCTCATGATTGTGATTAGAAGGAGAAGCACCAACTTCGGAAGCTGTATAACTAGGTTTACTAACAGCCTTCGCCCATGCAGGCACATCACTAGCGGGCATAGAGGCAGGAAAATCACTTATCTCAGACTTCTTATGCGTATGTGCTTTCGGTGTACGGGCATCAGTCAATCGTGAATCGTTACCCTCACATACGGTTTCTTTAGCCGTTCCAAAATTCTTGTTGAAAGCAGAGTTCTTGGTAAATGCAGGTTCGTAGGTTCCCGCATGATTGTGACTTGACGGAGAAGCTCCGACTTCGCTCGCTGTATAGGTTGGCTTACTAACAGCTTTCGCCCATGCAGGTACATCACTAGCCGGCATAGAGGTTGGGAAGTCGCTAATATCCGCTTTCTTATGTGTGTGCGCTTTCGGTACACGAGCATCACTTAGACGTGAATCGTTACCTTCACAAACAGTTCCGACAGAAGTACCGAAATTCTTATTGAAGGCAGTGAGTTTATTGATAATCTTCTCATATACTGTATCGTGATTATGAGAGTCCAAAATGGCCTTCAACGCTTTTCCCTGTTCAGCGGAAAGGACCTTGCCGGTTCCACCACTTGTCAGATTGTTGACAATATCGGAAATATTGAGTTTCTTCCCTAACTCTGTTGCCATAGTGGCCGCAAAATTCGGATCATTGTTAAGAGCGTTAGCCAATTCAATAAGCGTATCGAGGGCGTCCGGTGCTCCGGCTACAAGTGCATCGACCGCAGCCTTCACCTTTGCGTCAACTCCCGATACAGCATTGTTAGCAGCCAATGCAGCAGCATTTGCCTCATCAGTAGCCTTTTGGGCTAGACCTGTTTGTACTACAGATGCATCCTTGGCCGCATTCGCATCGTCAGTAGCCTTCTTAGCAAGAACTGTTTGTGCCTCTGATGCTGTTTTGGCTGCATTAGCATTATTCGCCGCAGTAGTTGCAGCATCTTTAGCAGCATTGACACTACCAGCTGCAGTATTAGCCGCATCCGTAGCTTTCTTAGCAAGAGCCGTCTGCTCAACAGATGCGTTCTTAGCTGCATTTGCATCGTCAGTAGCTTTCTTAACGGCTGCAAGCTCTGCACCGGCTTCTTCCGTAGCAGTTGTCATTTCCTGCACAATACCGGCATATTCTGACTTACGTTTAGATTCGGCTTCTACACGTTCCGTTTCGGCATTTACACGCTTAGCCTCATTTGATGAACGGGCACCTTCCGCAGTTTTGCGAGCATCCTCATTCTGCTTTCTCTTGTCTTCTTCTGATGCCCGGGAAGTTTCAGCCATAGAGCGGGAAGTTTCAGCAGCCTTTCTCTTGTTTTCCTCTGTTACCCGACCTGTCTCGGCAGATTTACGAGCAGTTTCGGCAGATACTCGTTCGGATTCAACGGCAACACGGTTAGATTCGGCAGCCACACGTGAGCTTTCATTTGTTCCTCTTGTCGCTTCATCCGCCTTTCTCTTATCCTCGGCAGAAACACGGGTGGATTCAGCAGTAGAACGTGTCGTTTCAGAAGTTTTTCGTTTATCTTCTTCCTTCACACGTTCCGATTCAGCAGAAGAACGCCCACTTTCGGCTGTTTTGCGAGTTTCTTCATTGCTTTTGCGTGTTTGTTCGTCAGAGACACGTTTTGATTCAGCATCAGTACGTCCGTTTTCAGCCGTCACCCGTTTGCCTTCTGCTATAACGCGGGATTCTTCGGTAGATTTACGTGCGTTCTCATTTTGAACTCTTATATTCTCGGCAGAGGAACGACCGGTTTCAGCCATAGAGCGGGAAGTTTCAGCAGTCTTTCTCTTGTTCTCCTCTGTTACCCGACCTGCCTCGGCAGATTTACGAGCAGTTTCGGCAGATACTCGTTCGGATTCTGCCGACCCCCTCCCCGTTTCAGCAGTCTTTCTTACCTGTTCGTTAGATTCACGTGTACCTTCAGTGGTGACACGTTTCTTTTCTGCATTATCCCGTGTAGTTTCAGCAGTAGAACGTCCAGTTTCTGCAATCTTACGTACATTCTCATTAGTAACGCGTACTGATTCAGCAGCTTCCCGGGCTTGTTCTTCGTGGGAACGATTCGTCTCGGCTGTCTGCCTGGATTGTTCGGAAGCATTACGACGGGATTCAGCAGTTTCACGGGTTGATTCATTACCTTCAACAGTAGCCTCTAATTGACGCATATCGCTAGTTGCAGACTTGGCATCATCCGTAGCCTTGAGCATATTATCCAAGGCTGTCTGAACCTTCTCTAAACCGAATTTAAGGCTTGTCCTAACACCGTTGATTATCCGGTAGCCGATAGTGTAGAAGCCTTTCATGTCGCTGGCTTCGTTCAACTCTGATATTCTTTTCTTTTTTAATGGCATAATACATCAATTTAAGTCAATATAAAACTCTCCGTCCTCTGTCATGATAAACTCACCAGCTTCGGAGGCAAGCAAGAACTCCGTTTCTCCGATCCGGAAGCTGGTAAATACAAACTTTAAAGTGAACTCCCACCAGATGCCATTATTTAGCATGAAATCATTGGTCTGGCAACTCTTATAATAGCAGGGATAGCTTTCACTCCACTCGTCACAATAAAATATACGTTCCGCATCGGAATACTCATATCCTTCATCATCAGTCTTGGCGGATAGCCGTGTCAAGTCATGGAGTAACGCATCACGATTGCGCCAAAACCCTTCAATCGTCCCGGCCCGCATCAGGCATTTGAGAGATACTTCTTTGGTTTGGAATTTCACAACTTCACCGTCATAGGTTGCTCCGTCCTGACGTTTGAAACTCTGTAATAGGTTTTTCTTTACTGCCGGAGTTTTCAATATCTCGGCATTACTACCTTGAAGAACTACCACGCCATAATCAGACAAATCCTTATTATCTATTTCATACCCCTTTGGCATAGGAATATAGTTAGCAGGTTCCCGGTAGACGTAATCAGCCGGACGGGGGAAATCATTGGTAAAAGAAAACTTAGCAACCTCATGACCTGTATTGATAACATAGCTATTTTGAGAAGATAGTCGTAAGGTATATGTTCTGTCAATCAATGGAAAACGGAACTCATGATAACTTAAGTCCGAGAGCTTATCAATAAGTCCGCCAATGCCTAGACTACCTATATATGCAAACTCAATGCTTACTTCAGTCGTATCCAGTGTAGGACTGGAAAGATCAAATTCCTGTCCGTCCTCTTCCGGCCAATCATTTTTATCAGGTTCCTTCATGGCAGGAAATGCTACAAGATTATTATAGCTTCCTTTTGCAATGCATACACCTAGACTGATATATGCATCTATTCCGTCTATGTAGAATTGTCCTGTCATCGCTTTAACGTTATGCCTTTAGTATTTAATGTATCAATCCCCATTCTGATAGATTCTATCGACTTCTCAATAGCTTCGAGACGTGCAGTATGACTACTAATATCTGACAAGTAAGTAATGATAAGATCACCATTTCTCATCATTTCGTTCATATTTTTGTCCATGTTAGAGAGATATGCAAGTTTTTCTACAATCTTATCCGTATTGGAATATATCTGTTTTACTCCTTCATTGATTGAATAAGTATGTTCTTGTACAACGGCAAGCCGTCCATTATTTTCAGTCACAGAATCTTGTGAAGCAGTTGCAATTCCCTTCTTGGAAACTTCACGCTTAGAATCTTCATCGCTATCCCAACCGAAAGACTTAGCCATTTCTTCACGGTTATGCATCATATCTTTGACAATCTGTTGATATTGATTTTTCAGTGCATTTGCTTCTTCTTCTGTTATTTCCTTATCGCTTTGGGCAGCATCACTCCATTGTCCATAAAGAGCATTTATACGGTCTTGATACTGACTAGCAACTAACCCTGCCATGATTGACTTACGTAAATATCCCTCAAAGTTATCACACATATCTTCAAAAGAAGTATCCATATCGGATAACTGGTCAATAAACCCATTGTAGAAGGAATCAATATCAACCCCTGTCATGGCTTGATTAAGAGCATCCCTCAGTTCATTCGCTTCATCTTTACAGGCTACGATGCTATCCAAATTTTCACGGATTCTGGCATCAATCAAGCTCCATGCTTCCGGCATTCGGGACTGGATGAGGAACAATTCATCTCCTGACAAACTATACAAGTCTGTCATGGAGCTTATTGATTTACCTAGGATGTCGCTCATCTGCTCAAAACCACCTACTGCACCGACATTTTTGTTAGAATGCCATTCTGCACTATGAGACTTCCAACTTGCACCGGCACGTCCAGAAGCGGTGGCAATCTTTTGAAGATTAATAACTTTCTTCTCGTAATTATCCAACGCTTGGATAGCAGATTTTACAGAAGCAAATCCACCACCAAAAACTATCCCCTCCTTGCTTTTGTCAATAATACGATCATAGACCTTATTTATTGCCTCAAGTTGTTCCTTTACTCCTTCATAATAAGCGGTACCGTCCGGCCCCCCAAAGAAACTGGATATAGTTTTAGTTATACCGGCAAGAATCCCCGTAGTTGATGAAATTATACTGAATGGCTTTGTTAAATCAATGCTTTCAAGCCCGTTCATGATTTGCCCTAATCCGGAAAGAGCACCGGAAATAGATTCGGGGACCTCAACACCTAGATTTGTAAGCATATCAACTAAGTTATTACCGGCGTTTACCAACTGTTGCCCTTGTTGCCCTATACTATTAACCGCTTTTGTCAATTTGCCTTGCGATTCAAGACGCCCCTTCTGCGCATCAGATAAATTTCTTTCTGCCTGCTCCTGAGTAAGCAACTTAGTTATCAGTTTTCCGGTTTCATCAGTATATGTTCCAACAACAACTTCTCCACCCTCTTGTATTGTATTCAAATCCTCTTGCGCCTTTATTACGGCTTCTGTAGCATTTTTATAGCCTTCAATGCCTTGTTTAAGTTCCCCGAAAGGATTTCTTTCTGCAATCTTCAAATCAATATTACTGAATGCTTCTTGCAGTTCTTTTAAATCAGTCGGTTTTAAATCTTTCGCGGACTTATTTATTATCTCTTTCAGTTTATCACGCATCTTGGTGAGAGTTTCCGTAGACTGTGTATTCAAGTCCCCGAAAATATCTGCAAAATTGATAGTCTTCTTTAGTTCATCAAAAGTTACTTCTTTCAGTTTACTATCCCGTTCTTTTTTTAGAGACTCTTTTTCACCCTTGGTTGTAGCTTCTGCTATCTTCTGATTATATTCCGCATTGATAGCAGATTTCTTTTGTTGAAAGTTTCCATATTCAACAAGATACTCATTCCAAGCTTGCATCTCCTCTTTATAGGGAGCAATAGCCTGTTGTATCAACTCGTTTGATATTAACTCGTTAAACTTTATCGTATTGACCTTTACAATAGAAGGATCAAATGTTTTTTTTCTGTAGCTTTTATCTTTCTTAGCGTTTAATTCTTCCTGGGCGTCGTACTTATCTTTTTCAGCCCGAATGACAGCTCGGATATAATCTTCTTTCTGACGTTTTAACACCTGGATTTCTTTTTGGTTATCTAATTCGCGTTGAGCACGCACCTTAGATTCTCCGGACACCATAGCATCAATTCTAGACTGCGCTATTTGATTCTCCAAGTCTTCGGTTTGACGTTGGCTTTCTAACTTTTGTTTATCTAGAAGGATAGCATACTTTTCCTGTTCTTCATGTAATTTTTGTGCCTTATCATCCTGTTTGGAAAATGAATCATAAACTTTTAATTCTGTCTCTGCTTCTTTTAGTTTTTTGATATTTTCTTTGTAGGAAGTAATAACGGCAGAATCTATCCCTTTGAACTTTCCAGCATCCATTTGCTTCTTTTGTGCTGAAGCGATTGATTCCAATGCTTTCGTAGCATCATCCTTTTGCTTGGTCCAATAAGCTTTATCCGTTTTAGTCTCTACTTTTTTGCTAACCCCACTACCTTGTAAAGCTTTCAACTCCTTTTCTTTTTTAGAGAGTTGATGTTGTTTTGCATCAAGTAACCAAGCGTTTGGGGACCAACCATTATTTTCTTCTTGTTCTTTCTCTACGAGTGATTTTAACTCTGTAATCTCAGACTTTAATGTATCAATATTGCTTCGAAGAGAAACTATTTTTAATTCTTTTGGTTTTGCTTTCTCTTTTGCTTCTTTTTGAATATTAAGAATATCATCAACTCGTTTTTGAGCAACTTTCAGTTCCTCTTCTGCTATTTTTTTCTCTTCTTGAATCTTTTGAATAACAGCCGCTTTTTGAGCACTAGGAGATTCAGCCTGTTCTTTTGTAGCTTTATTAAGACGTGAATTAATTGAATTAAGTTCATTTTGAGCTAATACGAGATTAGTCTTTGCCCCTATTCTTTCTCTTCTATTTATTTCATCATTAATTTGTTTGTTCAAAGAAAGATGATCCATGAGTTTCAATGTCTCAATATCCATATTAGAGAAAACAGTTGGCATTAAAGCTTGAAGTTGCTTATATGCTTTAACTTTATCATATTGTGTTGAATTTTCATCTTGTATAACAGAAACAAGGCTATTGGTTTTACTCTTCAATTCGTCTAATTGTCGAGTCTGCTCCTCAATAAGTTTATTATATCTCTTTTGTACCCTTTCTGCTTCTGTTTCTGCGGTAACAACTTTATAAATTGCATATCCAAGTCCAGCAAATGCAGCAGCAGCTAATACATAAGGATTAGTTAGCATTGCTGCAGCATTCTTTAATTGAGCGATAGTTTGAGCTTTTAGAGCCTTTGTTAACAGGACGCGAGTAGACATATTTTTCACTATAGCACCAGTTTCGGCATCATAAAAACCTTGCGAAAGTACTAATTTCCCTATTTCGATTGTGCGCTGTTTATTAACAATAGCCGTAACTGTTGCATATACTTGTTTAGCGGTACTTATAGCCAAAATACTTCCTTTATATCCAGCGAGAGCCGTAGTAACGGTAACTATTAGGGCACCAATAGTTTTTAATGATTCCTGTGCATTTCCATTATCAAATGCCTTATTTATTGATTGTGCGGCACTTGATATTTGTTTTAAAATCTCTTTTCCAAGGGGACGAAGGGTAGCTGTTATATTATTTCCAAGTAGTTTCATTTGATTTTCGGCAGATGAAGCCATTTCTTTAAAGGCTGCTTCTGCTGCACCGGCAGAATTATTAACTTCGTCTAGATCGGAAGCTGCTTCCTTGGCCTTTTCACCAGTAAGCATTAAAGCGGCTTGGAGTGCTTCATCGGTACCCAACAATTCTTTCATTTTGGTTGATGAACCACCTGCTTTGTCATAAATAAGTTGTAATGCTTCTTGGAAAGTACGTCCTTTGAATGCAGCGTCTCCCAACTGGTTGGCTGTACCTAAGATAGCAGCACGTATTTTCGTCATTGCTTCCGAAGTGGGAACACCTTGTTTAGTGATTGATGCTACTGCGGCTAGAACCTCTTTTATATCAATGCCAAATGATGCAGCAATAGGCGCTGCCTGGGCTATACTTTTGCCTAGTTGACCGAAATCTGTCTTACCTAATCGAACGGTGGTAAATAACTGGTCTGAAACTTCCTGGGCTTTAGAAGCATCCAATTTATAAGCATTTAGAACTGTAGTTATAGCATCTGCTGCAGTAGCAGTATCGGTTACTCCACCAACGGCAGCTTTTGCAGATGCTTCCAATACTTTCATTCCGTTGGCTCCGTCATGTCCGGCAGATACGATCTGATAGAGAGCTTTGGCTGCTTCGTTTGCTTCAACGGGAATAGTACGAGTTATCTCCATAACTTGATTCATGTAATCCGTTAAGCTGCCTTTAATTCCATTTGAAAGAGTAGCAACTTCTTTCATGCTTTGTTGAAACTGTTTTTCAAAGTCGTATGCACCTTTGGCAGCTCTGGCAAATGCGATACCTGCACTAATGCCGATCCCACCGAATACATCGAAAGCGGTAATTTCACTGGCCATTGCCTTAATGATTCCCATTGCTTCCTGACGCCCGGAATACAGTCCTGAATTATCTATGCCTGTAGCGAAATATAACGCACCATCTTTATTTTGAATACCCATATAGCATTTATTCTTAAAATATAAAGAGAAGTCAAAATTTGGCTATATCGAGAAGAATAAGCATCTTTGCAGTGTTCTAAGACCAAGGAACAATTTTTGATAAATGCTTTGGGGAGTTGATAAGCTTAGAAATACAATATAAGGCTATCAATTCCCTTTGCTACATAGTCCCAAAGCATTTGAAAGATTATGTTCCTTGGTCGGAATAAAAGGGAAAAGATAGCCTTTTCTATATATATAAATCACTATTCATTAGCGCCATGACCAAGGAAAATGAAAACGTACCCGTAGTGAATAAAAGTAGCTACACACAAGAGGAAATCAATGCCGCCTACGAGAAGGGCAAGAATGAAGGAAGAATTGAAGGAATGCTCGCCTACCAAAAGAGATTGATTGATAATCTAAAACGAGATAATGTATCTCTCAATCAGAAGCTCCAAGATATAAAAAAATAATCCCCCACATCTTCACAGATACAAGGGACTAGAAAACACACTCTAAATCAATTTAATAAAAAAACAGTCAACCTAATATATAAACACAATGGCAAATTACTTTATCTTTTGACTTTCCCGTTAATATCATAATATCTTTTCATCCGGATCTTCTCGTTTGGATTATCAAAACTTGGTAGCTCTATCCATTCATAGTCTCGTCCTTCGACTTCTCCGTCTTCATCAGTCGTTTTATTTCGCTCCCTCATTACAAAGGAGTACTCCTGAAGCAATATCTCTATTAATCCATAGCTACTATCCAGCGTCTCATTAAAAGTCAATCCTAGAGCTTCTTTTACAATAACTAAGAATCTACTTTGGTTGTATCCTTCCAGCTTTGTAGATTTTTCCGAGCGGCTATTATCTCCGTCTCTCGCAATGGGCTCACGTTCCGAAGCATCGTGATAGAGGTACAAAAAGGGTGATATCCTATTCGATATATAATTGCATTGAATAATATGCGTATATCTTCCCATGTGGAATTGTCTGCAAGAGCTTGTTTAAACCATTTTGGCGGATCACTTGGCTTATTATGAATACCTAAGCATACGATATCAAGAAGCAGTTCTCCGTACTTATCTATAATTTTGGGAAAATCTTCTGGCAGCTCTCCCTTTTTTACAATCATCCTATCAATATCTTCTTTTTCAATTTCAAGAAGAAGCGGACGAATTTTAAACCATGTCCGGACGGTGATAGGCTTTATTACAATACAGTCTCCGGGGTTCTTCCCTTCAGGGATAGAATCTCGGTTTGTGAAATCAAATGGAATCTTGACAGGCTGGCCCGTTACAGATTCCGATTCTTGCTGAAATAAGTTTTTTATACTCATAAATTTCATCAAGGAGCCTAGCCCGTTGTACTTCCAAGCAATATTTCCGGTTATTCGCGACTAACCCTCAATACTTTCGGCTCCATCCTTCAAATTGTTTGTTCCTGTAGGTGGATTCGAACCACCGGTCTCTACTAACAATGTAGTGCTTTAACCGACTTAGCTATACAGGAAGCCTTTTTACTCTTCAGCTCCGCCAACGACAACTGCTACGACTTCACGCATGAAGGCTGTCTGTTTCTTCCCGGCTGCCGTGATGGCCGCTTGCACATATACGCGTACAAGCAATAACTCTGCCTGTTCAGAACCAGGAGCCTGTGAAATCTTGGACATAACCTTTCCATTAACAATGGTATAGATTACTTTTTTACCGGCTTTAGGCACCGTTTCACACTGGAATGTCTTCGATATATAAGGGACATTGATTGGCTTCTTCCAGATGTTTTTACCGCCGGTTACGTCAATCTCACCACCCGCCAACTCTTTGAGTACTTCGTTAGAAGGGGTAGGAATAGAGAACTCAATATAATCTGTTGTATCTTTTACGAATTCAACAAACAAAGGTTCATCGCTCCCTTCCGTTTCAACCTTTATCTCCTTTGGGTCTGCAAAGTTGAATGCAACACTTCCTTTTGTCGGAAGAGGGAATTCTTTGAGGTCCGCCCCAGGAACACCGTCACCGACTGTTCCGAATTTAATACTGCCTACGCCCATAGCGATAGGTCTTACTTCTCCTGCCATAATTATTGTTCTATTAAAATTTCTAATCTAATATTTGTACAAGCAAAGCCCTCTTTCAAGTCCGGCATTGGAACACTCCAGAGAACTGTCACTTCTTTACATGTACCGTCATTGCTATTGATTGAATCAAGCGATTTCCTTACCTTACGCCTAAGTTCCTTCATGCGCTGACGTCGGGGCATGCCGTTTTCATTCAAAGGGACAAAGATATTGACGTTAACAGGCACTTTATTAATGAAGTCGAGCTCATTCAATTGCAGGTGATTGATAACGATATGCTCATTAGTAACACCCGCTTCTGATGCATCCTTGTAAATCACAATATCGGTACCCGCAGCGGCCACAGCATCATAAACTATATCTACAGCGTCGAATTCATCCATAATCAAATCTTGCTAAAAATTGACTTCAATGTATCTCTTAGATACTTCTCACATTGCGTATTAGCTCCTGAAACGACCTCATACCCTTTAGCTTCCACGGCTGCCGCATACTCCATTCCTGCAACACCAACCAACACATAACCGCCAGTATGAGAAAGAGAGACTTCTTCTGCAAGCCTACGACCTTTGTACTTACCAGTTGTCTTGTCAGTTCCCTTGTCGCTCTCCTTAAGGTTTTCTGTAACCACTTCTCCGTCTTTGGCTATTATATATCCGATAGAGCTTCGAAGATTGCCCGTTTGGTCTTTATATGAACCACTCCGGCGGGCTACTTCTATAAACTTCTCACCACCTGCCTGCAGGAATACAAGCATCTTATCTTCCGCTTTTCTTTGAAAGTGATTGAGCCAACGTTCTAGTGACTGATGGTCGAAAAGAGGTGTCATACCATTTCTCATACATTAATTATTGAATGTGATTGATAAGGTTCCCAACAGATAACCGGTACATCAATACCCTTTGATTCGACTTTCAAACGCAAAAATTTACTACCGGCCGGTGGCTGCATTTTGGTATAGAAATAGCCATGCACTTGCGCTTCATCACCAGCCGAATTACGCTTGAGAACGATTCTTCCATCGCTTACCGGGTCATAACGTCCGGAGACAGATATTTCAACCGGTATTCCCGGAACCCATTCACCGTCAACAAGCCGCCCTTTAGCAGACATAGTTACTATCGCTGTATGTGGATACCGTTTTACCATCTGTTCCCTGCCCTTCCCTTGATAATGATTCGTTTCCCAAGCTTACCAGCCTTCTCCGGTTCCCCATTCTCTATATACAACTGCTTTGCAGTCTGGATATAGAAAGAACGGGGATGAGTAACAGAAAGCTTATTCTCACTGAAATCCTGTGAGTTTACCATCATGGCATACGTATCAGCAACGCAAAGACCGACTTGCTTCATGTTTTCAGCAGTACATTCCGCTTCGGGATTAATACCGCGCTTTACAAAGACTACCTTTTTCAAAAAGCCTTCCATATCCTCAATAGAGGGATATTCCAGTATTGTTTCTCTGATTGTTGCCATAATAGATGATTAATAACCCTCTTCGTCTGTTTTTTCAGTATCTTCGCCTTCCGTCCATGACTGGCCATCAGTTTTCATGATGTACATTGCATCAGGGTCATTGATTACCGGAATAGCGTTAGCTTCCGCTTTAGTCCACTCTTTGAACGGTTCCAGCTCAGACCACTTGCTGATAAAAACAAAGTCTTTTTTCAACGTGGAAGCTTTCTTCTTGTATTCAACAGAATGCTCTGCTGCAATAGGGCCATGCTGAATGTCACCACACTGCAAATCTTCCAAGAAGCAGATATTAGCAGCTTCCCATGGATTAATCGTAGTACGTTGATGAGCAGCATTCTCAATACGAACAGACGGACTTACAAGAACAATCTGGACACCTTCCGTATTCTCTTGGGCGGCAAGATACTCATTGATAACTTTCTTGGAGATAGTCAGCTTTTCTTTCTGATTAATCCAGCCCCTAACCTTTTCGATAACAGCCTTCTGCTTCTTCAATAGAGCAAATCTATCTTTGCGCATTACTACGTATTTGATAGTGACACCCTCGGCAGAAGCGGTAACTACGGTATCCTCAATATCCTGCAAGCCGTCGGCCGTTGTAGACTTAGACCAATCCACAGCAGCAACCTTCTTGTTTTCATTAGGCATACCACAGCCCACAAATTCTTCAGTAACAATACCATTGTTATTGTTTGAATTGAGGACGAATCCACCTTTAGACATCAACTGCATACACCACCATTCGAAACGACCACGAACAGCGTTATATACGAAGTCCTGGTCTTTGAACGCAAGGTCAAGAAGTGATTTCAAATCTGAATCGCCTTCACAATCACGGCTGAGTTGCTGGTATTCATTCCAATCACTTTCGTTCATACCGCGCTTTACAGCAGTCTTAGGAATATCACCTGACATCTTACCGATAACTTCACGTTTCTTTTGCGGTGCGGAAGAATCGAATGAAATAACGTCAGCGATAACCGGTGCACCTTTCTCACCTGTAAGAGTCTCCCATTTCAGAGAGTTCTTCTGCTTTACACCGAAGAAATTAGGGAAGAACACCGGCTTAACCTTACGCGAGTTAAGGCGGGCGCCCATATTCTTACGGTTCACTTGTTTAATTAAACTTCTTTC